CGCGCCGCAGCGCCCGATGTAACTACACCTGACATTCCTGGAGTCATCCCGACCCCGATTGTCGCACCGATTTTCAACTCGTTTGTAGGCTCAAGGCCTCTCGTGGATGCAACCTCGGTTCGCGCGATGCCCCAGGGTGGTGCCGTTTTCATTCGCCCTGTAGTGTCCGTACACAACAGCATTGGTACCGCAACACAAAACACGACTATCACGGCTTCACAGTTTGAAATCAATGATGTTCAAATTTCAAAAACTATCCAGGGTGGATATGTAGAAATTTCAGAGGCATCACTTGACTGGTCACAGCCTGAAGTGCTCGGCGCTTTATTGGATGACATGGCTCGCGTTTATGCCGACCGCACAGACCTGTTGGCCTGTTCAGAATTGCAAACCGGAACAACGAACAGCAACAACTTCGCTAACGCGTCAATTGCTGATCCTGCGTATTGGGTTGAGTGGATGTACACCGCAGCCGCCGACATCCTTACCGGTTCAAATGGTAACTTGCCTTCAATCCTGGCTGTGTCTCCAAATGTCTGGAAATTGATGGGAAGCCTTAGCGATACCGCTGACCGCCCACTTTTCCCACAGGTTGGGCCTATGAACGCTTACGGTTCACTGAACGCGGCAAGCACATCAGGCGCATTTGCGTTTGGCCTTCGCGTTGTTGTTGACCGCAACCTCACATCAGCCGGCATGACAATCCTTGACCCTCGTGCCCTTGAGAACTGGGAACAACAAAAAGGCGCAATTTCAGTGGAACAGCCTTCACAACTGTCGCGCCAAATTGCGTTCAGAGGGTACTGGGCATCCAAGCTCATTGACCCAACACTTAGTATCAAGGCCGCATTCGTCTGATATTGACGAACTAGAAAGACTGCAGAACGATGGCAACCTTCAACCTCGCATTTCACACGCGACTAGACAATTATGCCGTTCTGCAGACTTTCGTGGATACCGATATTCAAAGTCAGGACTCGGTAGTTGTAGCAGGCGCGGCTCACGGTTTTAGTGGTACGCAAACGGTTGTTTCTACCGAGCCTTACGAGTTCATTGGCGTTTCAGATGAAGGTGATTTACTTTTTGACTATTCAGTCATCATGGAAAATCAATTTATCTATCTAAATGCAGGCGATGATTTTGAACGAAGCGTTGCCACCGGCACCGTAAGTTTTAGCCCCAGCCCGAGTTGGATTACTTCAGCCGATGTAACCAGTTGGCTGGGTATTGAGGTCTCCACGGCCAATGACACGGCATTCATCGCTGTATGCGTTTCCGCGGCCAACAGTTGGGCGTTCAGAAAGCGTAGGGAAGCCGGTTACACCGATAGCCTCTCGAGCGCTCCTGACGGGGCGGCAAAATTGGGAACTATCCAATACGCGGCAATTCAATACAGAAACCGTGGAGCCGTAGATGGCTACGCATCATTTGATTCAATGAACATGGGAACACCAACTATGTCGCTTGGCCAAATCATGCAACTACTTGGCTGCGGAAGGCCCCAGGTTGCCTAATGGCCGTTTCGGGAATTCTTTATGAAGCAGTCAACGCAACCAAAACCGCGCTGACCGCTTTGGGTTTAAAACCAGTAACAGACCCACGCAATGCTCGCCCATTGTCGGTAATGATTGAACTTCCTACCCTTGATGCCTTCACTTACAATGTTGGCGATATTCGCCTGGTCATCCGCGTTCTTGCCGGGCCACCTGGCAACCAAGATTCCGGCGATTACCTAATGACCACCGTTGACACAATTATGAACTCACCCATAGCCATAGTGGATGGAAGGCCATCACTCGCTTCATACGGCGAACAGATGCTTCCCTGTTATGACATGACCGTTGCCGTAGCAGTACGGCGCAACTAGAAAAAGGAGCCACCAATGGCAACAACAACATTCCTATCCAACGCAACTATTAGCATCACCCAAGGGGCGACAACCACAGACCTATCTGATCAGGCAAACGCTTGCATGATTACCATTGGACAGGACAGCCTTGAAAGCACCGCCTTCGGCGACACCGGCCACCGCTTTGTTGGCGGCCTGCAAACGGTAGATGTAAGCATCACCTTTTTTCTGAGCTACGGCGCTACCGAAGTTGAAGCAATCCTCGCATCATGCGTGGGCACAGGCTCAACCGTGTTGACAATTTCACCATCAGGTGCAACCGAATCCGCAACCAACCCTGAATATGTCCTCACTAATTGCATGCTTGCAAACTTCACACCAATCAACTCCACCGTGGGCGAATTGGCAACAGTTGAAGCATCATTTACTGGTGGCACTTGGGTTCGCGACATCACCGCCCCATAAACAAGAAACAACATCATGCAACTTACGCTCAAAGTCACAACCGACACAACAACATACGAAGTTACAACCAATCTCTATGTCATCATTGCCTGGGAACGAAAGTTCAAACAAAAAGCCTCAAACCTCGCCACAGGCGTAGGACTTGAGGATTTGGCATTTATGGCATTTGAATCATGCAAACTCAATAACATCCCAACACCGGCCGTGTTTGACGACTATGTAAAACGGTTAGTTAATATTGAAGTGATAACGGATGAACCAACAAACCCCACCGAAGAGGCACCTACTCACGCTCACTAGCAGAATTGCTGGTTGAAACGGGGTGGTGGCCTCCTCAAATATCTTTTGAAATCCAAGACATGAACACAGTGATAGATGTAATAAACAAGGGGCGCAGGAAATGACCGCCACCGCATCCGTTGAAATTGTTGGTGCCAAGGAAGCAATCAAGGCTTTAGGCAAAATTGATAAAGACCTGCGCAAGCAATTCAACGCTGACGCAAAACAAATAGCGCAACCATTGGTTTCACTTGCCGCTTCGCGTTACCCGGACACACCGCTTTCAGGTATGAATCGCAACTGGACACAAGGCAACAAAAAGTTGTTTCCCTATTCCAAGACCAAAGCAGTCAAAGGTTTAAAGGTTAAGTTTTCCACGCGGCGCAATGATGCAAATGTTATTTATGTAACACAATCTGATCCTGGTGCCGTGGTGCTTGAAACAGCCGGGCGCGGCAAGGCAACACTGCTATCGGAAAACCTTGCGGCGCGTACCAGTCGTATTTTATGGCCAGCCGCCGACCAATCGCTGCCATCCATCCAGGCCGAACTAAGGGCGCTAGTGTTGCGCGTAATCGCAACCGTAAATGAAGGCATGAAATAATGGCTGTAAATATTCCCATCATTAGCGAATTTGACGGCACTGGTATTTCCAAAGCCATTACCCAGTTCAAACAACTTGAAACCACAGGGCAAAAAGCCCAATTTGCAATCAAGAAAGCGGCTGTTCCGGCAGGGCTTGCATTAGCAGGTTTGGCTGTTGCTTTAGGTGATGCCGCCAAAGGCGCAATGGAAGATGATGCCGCACAGCAAAAATTGGCTTTGCAACTACGCAATAGTTCCGGGGCTACAGATGAACAAATAGCCGCGACTGAAAATTGGATTTCGGTGCAAGGTCGTGCCCTCGGCGTGACCGATGACGATTTGAGGCCAGCCCTGGCGAGACTGGTCAGCCAAACACATGATGTGACCAAGGCCCAAGAACTTGCAAGCCTGGCAATGGATGTAAGCGCCGGAACAGGCAAAGGGTTGTCAACCGTCACCGAAGCGTTGGCGAAGGCCGCAGGAGGCTCTACAACGGCCCTAGGCAAGTTGTCACCCGAACTCAAACAAATGGCAAAAGATGGCGCAAGCGCCGATGAAATGATGGCCGTTCTTGCCGGCACATTTCAAGACCAAGCAAGTACCGCCGCCAACACCGCCCAAGGACAATTTCAACGCCTAGGCGTGGCACTAGCTGAAACCAAAGAATCAATTGGGGCCGCTCTGCTTCCAGCAATTGAAGCCGTGTTACCAATCTTGCAAACAATGGGCCAATGGGCACAAGAAAACTCAACCGTGTTCGTAATTGTTGCCGGAACAATCGCCGCAATTGCCGCCGCCGTTGTAATCGCAAACGCCGCCATCACCGCGTGGGGCGTGGCAACAACGGTATTTACAGGAATCCAAACGGCATTCAACGCAGTCATGGCCGCCAACCCAGTTGTCCTTTTTGCCCTTGCCATTGCCGCTTTAGTCGTGGGGCTGGTTATTGCCTACAAAAAATTTGATGCTTTCCGCGACATTGTTGACGCAGTATTCAGCGCAATAAAAACAGGCATTAAAGGCGGCATGGATGCCATCACCGGCTATCTAACTTTTGTCATGGGTGTCTATAAGGGAATCTTCAACGCCATTGGCAAATTGTGGAACAACACTATTGGAAAATTAAAATTCAAAATTCCCGATTGGGTGCCAGGTATTGGGGGAAATGGTTTTGAGGTTCCGGATATTCCGATGCTTGCAAATGGCGGCATTGTCTCAAGTCCTACATTAGCGCTCATTGGAGAACGCGGCCCCGAAGCCGTAATTCCGCTGTCGCAAATGGGCAACATGGGTGGCGGCATGAACATCACCGTTCAGGCTGGCCTGGTTTCAACACCGGATCAGATAGGCCAGTTAATAATTGAAAGCATCCAGCGCGCACAGAGGCGCAGCGGAACGGTTTTTGCGGCGGCATGAGCACACCAACTATTCAGGTCATGGTGGGTTTTCAATCCACTACTGGCTTTGGTACCCCATTCCTTTTGGACAATGCTTTTTATGGCGTTTTAGATACCGCTGGCCGTGGAACATTGGGGGGCGTGACAATGGTTGACCTGACCAGCCTTGTGGAATCGGTGAACATCACCAGGGGCCGTTCACGCCAACTAGACCAATTCAACGCCGGCACTGCCACCATTGCTTTTGATAACGCAAGTCAAATATTAAACCCAAGCAACACATCCAGCCCCTACTACCCATTTGTTTTGCCGCGTTGCCCAGTTCAGGTGCTTGCTAACGGAATACCGATTTACACAGGGCTAGTAACCGATTGGAACCTTGATTATGACATCAGCAATGAGGATATGATGTATGCCTCATGCTCCGATAACTTTACGGTTTTAGCCAATCAAAACTTGACGGCTGTGACACCATCGGCCCAAGCATCCGGGGCGCGAATTAATACCGTTCTCAGCTACTCGGAAGTTAACTATCAAGGCGCAACGGCCATAGATGCCGGTTCATCCACTTTGGGCGCATATGCAATTCCCCAGGACACGAATGTTTTGAATTATTTGCAACAAATAAACACTTCCGAACAGGGCTATTTGTTTATGTCGGCTAATGGCACCCTGACATTTAAAGGCCGCTCGAGCGTTCTCAACCCTGTCGCCGGGGCAACCTTCAACACCGATGGGACAGGATTGCCATACCAAACCCTGGTCAACCAATATGGTGACGAACTTCTCTACAACAACATTTCAACACAGTCGCCTGCCGGGGCCATCCAAAATACAACTAACGCCGCAAGCATTGCCCTCTATCAATCACAAACATATCAATTACTAGATTTGTTAAATAGCACTACTACGGAAGTTGCAGGCCTAGGTAATTACGTTTTACGGGCCTTTCAACTCAAATGGCTGCTCTTTCAACGGCTAATCAAAACATCATTCTTGGCCTTGACATGACGAGCATTTGCACAGTCGTTAAGAACTTTGTTGTTGGTACTCCAGCGACCGAAACACAAACCCTGATTGTGTCGGGCATTAGCCACAACATCACTCCGGGAAGCCACATTGTTTCGTACACTTTCGAGAGTACGGACAGCAACCAATATCTAACCCTTGACGATGCAATCTTCGGAACGCTCGACAACAATCTTTTGAGTTTCTAGAAAGGAAACATTATGGCATTAAACACCAACTTTACAGCAGGGCAAATCCTGACTGCTACACAGCAAAACAACTTCCCTCGTGGGCTGGTCAGCGTCACAAACAACACAACCCCTTCTGGAATCGTGGCAGTAGAAACAGTGGCTGTGACTTCACCATCGTTCACGGCAGTTGCCAACCGTTACTATCGAATCAGTTATTACGAACCAGTACTGCAGTATGTATCCGGCACAGTCAACCAAGTTGCTCTGCGCATTCGGTTAACAAACATCAGCGGCGCAACTCAACAACTAACGGAAATGCGATTATTGAACACCGTAACGGGTGGTAACAACACTGGATTCACCACCATTGTTAAAACTTTGACC